GTCGGTGTCGGCGTCGGCGTCGGTGTCGGCGTCGGTGTCGGTGTCGGTGTCGGTGTCGGTGTCGGTGTCGGTGTCGGTGTCGGGGTAGGTGTAGGTGTCGGAGTGGGCGTCGGAGTGGGCGTAACTGCTTTAGTGGCGTCTACAGAGGCTTTGGCGGCGGTAATATCCGCGTCACTTACACTGAATGTAGTTTTAGCCTTTTCAATATCTTCGGCAGATGGGTTTGTGCCAAGGAAATCGTTAATGCTTTTATAATAGGAATCAATTCCTTGGTTGGCTAATGCGTAGTTGTATCCTACACTTGGAGAAGTTGTATTAGACCCATTGCTAATAACAATGTTGTCGTCCGCGCCACCTTCACGACCCTGAATCAAATCAGTAGAACGCATTGTTTCTGTGTTAGCGGGGGTAAACACCCCATCACCACTGTAAAGATTGTATTGCTCAAACAAACCGAAGTTTGTGTTTTTCATGTTTAACGCTTCAGCGTTAGATATGCCTAAACGTTGAGCCACACCGGAAACATCCGCACCCACTTGGTCCGTTCCAGTGCCGGGGGTGTATACCTCACCACCAATCAACAACTCACCGGCTTCATTGTATTGATCGCCTGTTAATCCTGTGTTAGTCAAACCTTCTAATGCGGTAATGTTGGTAGGACTTGTTGCAGTGGCAGTCGCTGTGTTTGCACCAGTTCCGCCGGGTATTGTTGTAACAGTTGAAGTTTGTGTTGACGGTGTGCGACCCGTTGGAATCTGGTTTACCAGATCTGAATTCTGTGTGCTTGTTTGTGTGTTTAGTTTTTCAGGCACCAAAGAGGCACCCTGCATAAACGACGCAACACCGGCGCTTCCAAAAATACCAGTGGCGATCAAAGCATCGCGCACCTTTGTGCTTGCGTTGGCGGCCTCACGTAAGGCCGTTTGACCGGCGGGTGTTGCGGCCAGTCGTTGCATCAAGGCGGTAGTTTGTGTGGCGGCGGCACTTCCAATTGCGCCCGCAGGCCCAGCAAACGCAAGTTCGTCTGGTTTGATGCCCGCTAATTCGGTAATAATATTTTCTGCCTCTGTAGAAACAGGCAAATCTTGTGTGAGCGTTGTTGGTGTAACACCCGCCAGTGCGGTGTTAAACTGGTTAGACGCGGCCAGTGCGTCCTCTGGTGTGCCACCAGCGGCAATGACGTCTTTAAACGCTGTAAACGCGCTGTTGTTTGTGTTGGCGGCCTTAACTGTGTTGTTAAAAGCTGACGCGGCATTGGCCAACCCAGAAACATCGCCTGTTTGAGTAAAACGATCAAGCGCTTGTGTAAAGCGCAAAGCCGAGGCGGCGGTTTTAGCGTCACTGCTACCAGTCAACGTGGCCGCGGCGTCTGCCATTCCCGCAAAGTCGTTGTTGGCAAACGCGGTGGCCGCGTTGGCCAAAGTTAAACCAGTGCGAACTTCTGCGGGCAAACTGGCGCCAGCATAACCAGCGGCGGCGTTTACAAGCCCTGTTATGTTACCGGTTTGCAGTGCATTTAATCCACCAACAAGGTTTTTAGCGTCGTTAATTGGCATGCCACCAATGTCGGTAAAACCAGCAGAGCCAGCCGCACCAAGGGCGCCAAGTGCGGCACCGGCGTAGTTACCTTGACCCGCAGAAATAAGCGCGTTTGCTCCCTGTGCAAACGGCGCTAAACCGGGCACAAAAGACGCCAGAGACAACATGGTCTGTATGCCACTTAGGTCGTCTGCACTGGACGCGCCTGAGGTGTACAGAATAGGCTTACCCTGCGCGTCAAACGCAACGTTGTACGCCGTGTTGCCTTTTCCGGTGTACGTGCCAGAAAACGCGTTGCCAACACCACCACGCTCGCCGTAGTCATTGATCAGCGGTTGGCCTGTAACTGTGTTGTATAAAACTGTTTGGGATGTTTCGGGGTTCCACGTATCACCCTGCTCGGTGACTGTGTAGTACCCGGGGTTTGTAACTGTCTTTTGGCCAATTTGGCTAATGTCTGTAACACCAGAAGCCACCAAGTTCTGTGCCATGGCACGTGCGTTGGCGTCTGCAGAACCAAAACCCTCTCCGGTCCATTTGCTTAGATTGCCCTGACCAACAATTTGGTTGTATACGTTGTTAACGCTTGCGTTATTTAGTGTGTAGTTTTGACCACCAAACGTTGCGGTTGTTGTGTCTGCGGCGGGTGTAGTCACCGTTGTGCCCGCGCCAGTGGTCCCCGTTGTATCAAGAGTGTTTAAACCACCCCCTGTAGTGTCTGTTGTTACTACAGGCAATAGCCCGTTTGTTGGTTGACCAAAATTAACACCCGCGTTAGCAAGACCTGCCATAGCGGCGTCGTCAAAATTCCAAAAGTTTTTAACATCTTGGGCGCTAATACCGCTTCCCAAAAGGGTATTAACCGCGCCTATGTCACCAGATCCATAGGCGTCGGCTAGTTGCTGTGCGATGTCTTGACTGAGTGCCATTTGTGTGTATTGGTTTGGGTATTCCTATAGAGAATTACCCATAAATTGAAGAGCTTACGCCCCGTCGCCGTTGACAGCCATGGTCAACGAAAGGGCCCAATCTTGCCAGTTTACAAACTGGCCGGGGTTTGGAATACCATACCTATCAAACACAGGGTTGACCGTAACAGACTGCGCGACTTCTTGCCACCGGTCTTCAGGCAAAACAGAGAACGACTGGTCCCCAAAATAGTGGACCAGTTGCCCGTTCCAGTCGTCCCACGTGCTGTAGTCTGGTAAAAACTCAATGACGTTCATCAGGGGCGCTCGTCGCCAAGTTCGGCCGTGATTAGTATGCGGCCCATCTCGTAGTCGCCGTCAATCACGTTGCTTCTAAAACGCAGGTTGATTAGGCGGAATTCGGCGCGCAGGTCAATCTTGCCCGCAGTATCCTCGTATACGAACGGGCCTTTTTCTGTCACTCCGTCGTTAGCAAAGGGTCTGCCGACAACGGTCAACTCCATGTCACCAACTTGTTTAAAGTCTGGCTCAATACGTGTTAAGTGCATGCGCCTGTTGATGCCCACTGGCACGTCTTCTGCGGGCGTGCCGCCCACAAAACTAATGTCGCAGGTTTCAACAAACGAGTCAATTGCAAACTCATCAACGTCTGTAATTTTGTTCTTGCCAAACTCTTGCTCCCAGATCACGTACCCGCCAGTAGCCTGCGTCATGGTGCTACCAGCAACCACTCCAGCGGCCACCGTGTTAGCAAACGTCAGCGTGGTGTACCCACCAGTGGTGTCGTTAGTAAACACCGCCGCGGTAATTTGGTTAGCGCTCACAAAAGTTGGGTTCAGTGTTTCGTTAAACACCATGAACGAGCCCGCTGGGTTGGTTGTCAAGTCCCCCGGCGCAATGACCTGATAGGCCGTTGTAGTGGGCGCTGTTGCGCGGTTAGGCCCGTAGGTCAGTGTGTAACTAATGCCAAGACGTCCGCTGAATTGCCAGTCCGCCCAAATGGGGCGTGGGAACACCTCGGTCACGTAGCCACATGACCTGCGTGCACCTTCAGCCTCACCCGCGTCGTACCAAAGTTGGTCTTTAACGTTATAAATAACGCAATCTGTGCACTCTGTTGCTGTGCCGCGTGGGTAGAAGAACCAAATCTCGTTGTAGCGAGGAACCTTGGTTGCCCACACCTTTTGGCGCTGTGCAAAGTTTAAGTTGTCAAACAGGTAGTTTACGTTCTTGTCGTTAGGCAGTACTTTGACCGAGCCGTTGTACAAATAGAACCGGTCAACACCCATCCAAAAATACACACCGTCCATCTCAACAACTGAGCTAGAAGACATGATAGAAATCTGACCGGCCACAATGTCGTAGCGCCAGTAGTACGGGGTTGTGGCTGTGAAGGACGCACGCACCAAAGAGTCTGTGGCCCAGAAGAGGCCAGAGGGGGACGCGGTACCGCCGCGCACTGGGAAGCCACGCACGATCTTACCCGCGGCAACGTTCACGTCGTTGGCCAGCGTGCCGTTCCAGTCGTTGAAGGTCTGCACAACCGCAGAGCCAGAAGCAAACGACACGTTGTTGTTACGCAGGCCACCAAAGTTGCTGTACACAAAAATAAACGGATGTAGCACCACAACGCCGCCGCTGGCGTCAACTGGCAAGTACGTGGGTGTTGCGCCACCAGAGTCTACGACTTGAGTTAGCACATACTTGCCAGTTGTTGGGTCTGGCAAAAAGTCACCCGCGTACAACGAGGTCAAAACACCAGAGTCAATGTTCTCTAGGTTGCGCCCGGGGTGTGCAAGCAGTTTAGAGTTGCCTGCGCCAGAGGAGTCAAATGCAATGTCAAACTGCCACAGGTACTGCGTGCTAGACGCGATACCGTTGGGTAAATAAATTTCAAACGGCGCCGTGGCAGACAGGCCGGTAGTCGAGACAGCTATGACAGTGGTGCGGTTGGTTCCAGAGTTGTACACAGGCGTTGCGCTAACCGTGTAGTTAGTTCTCACACCAGACGTGTTGTACGCCCAGAACACCGTGCCGCTGGCCAACGTTGTTACTTGGTTGCCAAACACTACCATCGTGTTGGTGCCAAGGGTAATTGCTGTAACAACAAATGTTGTGTTGAATTCCGCGGCAAAAGGTCCAATACCAACACCTTGGTCTGTGCCTGTGTTGAACACCTCAATGCCTTTGTAGTTGCCGGCGTAAATGTAGTTAACGCCGTTTTGTGAGTTGGTGATTAGCCCGCGCGAGATGCCCGTTGGGGAGGCAAACATTTGACGGTAGCCGCCAATTTTCTTTGCCTTGCCACGCTGGAAACGGGCCCACTGCCCGCTACCAAACTCGTCGGCCTCAAACCGCGTGCCGTCCCGCTTAATACCGGGCTTGACAAACAGCGTAAAAATTTTAGATGGCTCTTGACCGTCCGCCATTAGAACGCCCCACCAGAGATTAGTCCGGCCTGAACGCGACCCACAAAGGTGGTTATAAAGTTACCCACGCCGCCGGTGCCGTCCATGGTGGCAATGTTAGTGCCCGCCACAGAGAAACCAAGCTGTGAGTTGTTAGGCGAGTACATGCCAGTTACAGGGTCCAGAGAGAACGTAAAGGCAGGAGCCGCCGCGGTTCCTCGGTTCACAATCAACTGACCAATGTTGGCCTGAATAAGGGGATAAATGTTAGTACCGTCACTCAGCACAATGGCCTGTGTGTTGGTCGGCAGGCTGTACGGTGACTGTGAACTGCCAACAACCTGCAGGTTGATGTTGTACCCGCTTTGGTTGGTGTCGTTCAGGATGTAGTACACCTGAGTCACGGCAGGCAACTGAACCAAAAGGCTGGTTGTGCGAGAGCCGCTTAACGCCGTAAAGCGCTGAATAATTGGCGTGTTGGTGATCAAACTTAATGTTGCGCCGGCCACGGTGTCCACGTCGTACGTGGCAGACGAGAACGTCAAACTGTTGGGGCGGCCACGACCCACGGTAAAGAAGTCCTGCTTGGCGGGGTCTCTGTTTACGCAGATAAAGCAAGAGTCTCCAAGGGGGAGTGTGATTGTTGACAGGTTGTCGATGGTTGACCCAACCGCGCTTGTTGCTATTGTAAGCGCGCCGGTGCCGTTGTTACGCACCAAAATAAACCAACCTTGAGACAAACTAGACGCCGCGGGAAGGGTCCACGTGCCTGCGCCGCCGGTCCACACAAAACACTCTCCACGTGAGGATTCGCTGATTGTTGGAACAGACGTATACTCGTTGGTGACAAAAGAGGCCTCCAGCTTGCCTAAAAGGGCCGCTGTGCTGTTTCCTGCAAGGGTTGCGGCGTCTGCTGTAGACGTGCCCGTTCCGAAGCCTAGAACGGCCCATACGCCCGCCTGAGTGGTGTTGCTTGTGATGTAGGTATACTGGGACGCACCAGAGGCAACACTAAACGAGCCAGCACCACCAAAGCGCTGAACCGTAAAGGACACGGCGCCTGTGTTGCGGATCAGAATGTCTTGGCCAACAGAGGCCTGTGTGGCGTCAGGCAGGACCAAGATAGAGCCCGCCGTGGCCTGAATGTCCATGATGCGGGCGGCAACCTGCTGGCCCGCGTTAACGTACTGTGGCCAGTACAGTTGTACGGTGCCAGTTAGTGACACGCCAGCGTAGCTGACGTCCGTTGGCTGGATAACGTTGCCGGTAAAGGGCGAGGTGTATGTAGGCATTAAGGTTCCTGTCTTGTGGCGTTACGGTCAACCATGCGGCGCTGGTCTTCGCCTTTGAGGGCCGCAATTGCGGAGTCGTAGTACCCTTTCCACACGGCCAGTTTGTCGGTGTTTTTCAGGTACCCTTGGGTTTGTAAGAGCGTGCCAAACAAGAGGGCCTGAGGGGCCTCTCGTGTCAGTAAATTTTCTTGGTTTTCAATATCCAGCGGCTGAATGCGGCTGTAGTAAATCATTTCAACAGGGTACGCGCTGTTGGGTATTGGTGCCAAGGCCCAGTGGTCGTAGTCATAGTCGCCGTAGTACAAAGGCTGGTTTGTGGGTGACTCTGTTTGGAACTGTGTGACGTAGTCCATGGAGCGGTTCAGCACGGGCTGGCCGTTGATCTTCATGCTAATTGTTTTGCGCCACCTAACCGGTTTTTGTACCACAGGGTTGTTAACTGTTAACGTGGTGTTAACCACGTTCAGTTGCATGAGTGTTTTGATTTCCGCGGCAATGCCCTGCTCGGTGAGCATGATAAGCCTAGGAATCTGCGCAACAAATGAATCATCATCTCGCTCGCAGTACCTAATAACATCCTCTACGAGGCTGTCATACGTCATTGTTTGTGCCGACATTATTTAAACCTTAGAACGTAATTGAGCCGTTGGCTGTGAATTGGTAGACCCTAAAGCCTCCAGCCACAGTAATCGTTGGTGAACCTGTTGTGCTTGTAGCGGCTCTGAATGTGTCTGGATAGCGGAGGATGACGATGCCTGAACCGCCTGCGCCGCCATTTGCAAGATTGATACCCCCTCCACCGCCACCGCCTGTGTTTGCAGTACCAGAAGTTGTATTGCCAGCACCACCACCACCAACCCCACCAGAACCAACTGGGTATGGGCTGTAAGTTGATCCACCGCCGCCGCCAGCATAGGTGGTGACTGTTCCAGAGATAGCAGAGGCAATACCTGCACCACCATTACCACCAAAAGCAGTACCGCCATTCAACCCAACAGTGCCAGCCCCGCCGCCACCACCGCCACTAAATCCGGGCGCACCCGCAGAAGCGCCTCCAGCGTTACCTTGCCCAGATATTCCAGAAGCGCCGCCGCCTACATAGTTTGAACCAGCCGCACCGCCACCAGACCCGCCTCCAGCTTGAAGAGTAGAAGAACCACCACCCATTCCACCGCCACCGCCTGTGGCTACAAGATTTCCTGTATAAGCCCCGTCGCTTGTAGCAATTAAAACAGAGTTAAATCCAATAGTTCCGTTGGTTCCTGTGCTACCTACTCCTGCCGTTCCACCGCCGCCAACAGTTATAAACAATTGAGTACCCGCAGTTACACCAGAAAAGCCAGCAAGTAAACCCCCTGCGCCACCGCCGCCACCACCGTAACCACCACCGCCGCCAGCACCAGCAACGATCAAATACTCCACATTCTGGGCAGGGATGCCAGTCCAGTTATTGTCTTTTACAGCTTGAGACACCTGCGACAGTGTCCACATCCCAGAATACTGCGCCATGTCAGGCTCCTTGAGTTACTTCAACCCATGATGTTGTGGACTCCTGCCATGTATACATTTTTCCATCTGTAGGCATTGGTACAGGAGACTCCCACAAGTATGTGTCAGGATTCTTTGTCCAGCTTGGGAAGGGTTGTGGAGGCGCAAAGCCTACGCCGTCCCACGAAAATCCAATTCCGGCATAATTTCTATGGAGGGGTCTACCCTCTGGGTGTTGGTTTCCCTGAGTTCTGTAGCTGGTCTGAATCCACAATGATGGATCACCCCAAGGATGACCCTCTTGGTTCAGCGTTTCCCAATCGACCACATTAACTTCTGTGACGATGCCGTTGATGACTTTAGCAAAATGTGCCATGTTTTTTCCTTTAGAAAGTTACAGTTCCGTTAGATGTCCAAGTGTAAACTTGATACCCGTCAATGATGTTTATCTGAGGGTTGCCTGTTGTAGAAGTGGGTGGAGCGCAGTTAGCAGGGTAACGAATGATTACGATGCCAGATGCGCCGTTGCCGCCTGCATATTGTGGTGAGGTATACCCTGCGCCAGCACCACCTCCAGAGCCTGTGTTTGCAAGTGCTGAAGTTGGAGCAATTGCAGTTCCCGAACCGTCTGCATTAACTGCCGCCCCGTTACCACCACCAGCAACCCCTAAACCAACTCTTGCGGCGGTATAGTAAGTGCTACCCCCGCCTCCACCAGCATAGAAAACTCTTTGGCCTGTGATGGTTGAGCAAGTGCCAGCGCCGCCACTACCACCAATGCCCCTGTTGTCAGCTGAACTGGTAAATGCATTACTGCCAATAGAGCCAGAACCACCCCCGCCACCGCCTTGGTAGCTATTTGCAGAAACTTCTCCACCACCCGCAAAACCTTGCCCAGATGTACCTGCCGCTCCAGTAGTTGTGCCTGAATCACCACCGCCAGAGCCACCTGTTAAAGCACCTCCACCAGAACGATATGATTTACCACCACCACCACCGCCAGTAGATGTTATTGAACTAAAGACTGAATTTGAACCAGAAGTTCCAACACCTGTCAAACTTGAAGATGCCGCGCCTCCTGCACCGCCACCACCGACAGTGATAGTTAACGCAGAACCTGCGGCAACAGCAAAAGAAGCCGCAGTCCGAAGACCGCCAGCACCACCTCCACCAGCGGGGCCATTAGAATCGGACGCACCGCCACCCCCACCAGCGACCACTAGATATTCAACCGTAGCAGGTACTCCGCTGGTCAGCGGGTTAAAGGTAGCCGATATGTAACCACCAAGGTTAGCCGACATGGATTAGCTCCAATTGGCAGATTGCACTGCCGTGATGAATGATGGCATATCTTGAGCCGCAGTTACTGCCGCAGTCAAGCGGTCACATTCAGCCAAAATAGCCGCACGTTTAGCCACTGTCTCAGCAGGAATAGCCACACTGCGCTCGGCCTTGCGAATCACCATCCAGTCAGTCTGAGCCAGCATTGAGTTGGCTGTCTGTTTAAACTGAGCGATGTACTGCGTCTTCAGACCTTTGGTTGTGATGGGTTCTGTCTGGCCTTCGGGCGTTTCAGTCACATCTTCCAAAGCCTTTGCTGTGTTGACGTAGTTGCGTGTGACGTAGGTGTCACCAACAGAGTAGCTACCAAAGGTTACCCAGTAGAAGCGTTCGTCTTCACGGTTGCCGTCAATGATTTCCTTGGCTCCATGCTGTGAGGCATACAAAGCCGTTGGTTGGTATTCATTGGGGAACAACGTCTGAAGTTCACCGATCTGGGTGATTTCGTTGTTTGGGGTTACAAGTGCGTACATATTGAGTCCTATCGTGCAAGGGAATATTTAAAAGGGTTGGAAGCAAAGGCCATATAGATATATGTTCCACCGCTTGCATTAAAGTCAACATCGCTGTTTCTAATTTTAAATCCATTAGAAAGAATGTCTAATGCGCTAAAGGTTGCTTCTGCATTTGAAAGATTTGGGTACAAATTTAAATTAGCCACATTGTATGTATTTCGTGCTACATCCAAAACATACCAACTTGCAGTTGAATCAGTTCTTTTTATCATCAAATAAGCTGGTCTAAAACCCGTAAACACAAAAGTTCCATCAGTAGAACCATTGCCTGTGTAAGAGCCAAACGCAGAATACCCTGCTATTGGTGCAAAGCAGTAGGCGACATAGGTGTTTGTACTTGCGTTATTACCACCCCATGAACCAACAGTAAAAACTGAAGATGATGGAGTAGATGTAAATGCTGAAAAAGCAAACTGAGCATCTGTTGTATTCAAAAGAAGAATATTATTTGCAGACAAAGAACTATGGTAAACAGGCCAGTTAAATCCAGCCGTATTTCTGTTTTTAACAATAATCATTGATGGCACAACACCCAATCCATGACCAATGGTTGCACCACTTGTTCCATTTCCTGTATAAGTCACCACACTAAACCCACTCGTAGTGCTTGCGCTTACTGTTGAAGTGATAGAGCCTGCTGTGTTTGATGAGCCAGAGCCATTGGCTTTCCATTGCCAACCGACATAGGTATTACCGCTTGTATCTACATTCCAGTTTTGAGCAGGGCCAACTGAAAAACCATTGCTGTTAAACGAAACAAAGTCATTACCAGCCGTTGACGCTT